ATTGCCGCTTCCACGGATGGTGCAGCGAAATTCTCCATCAACGGTTGAGCCTGCGGTGCCATTAAAATTCACCCACGCCCTGCACGCATAGATCGGCGGCGGGTTGTCTGCGTTGAGCGCCTTCTTGATCTCACCGGCATTGGCCGACAGCGACAGCTTGTCGTTGCTCACAGCGTCATCGGCGATCTTGGCCGTCTCCACGGCATTGCTGGCCAGCTTGGCCGCTGTCACATTTGCGTCCAAAATCTTTGCCGTGGTGATCTCATCGTTGGCCACTGCCACCGTTGGCGCCGCCGCTGAGTTAAGTTTCGCCGGTGTCACGGTCTCGCCGCTCACCCAGTTGTATCCTGCCGTTACAGTTGCCATGATTTTGTTCCTTAGTTGTTAAGCTGCGTTCCTTGTCTCAGTCGGCGGCCTCGATGGGCCGGCGGCCTCGATGCTGACGTTGCGGATTTCGGGCCGGTTCGCCGTGGTTTCAAATTGTAGTTCGCAGTAGTGCGCCTTTTGGCGGATCGGCTGCTTGAGCGTGTAGTCTTCGCTCAGTCCGCTGGTGTTGGTCTGCCCTGGCACCAGCGTGATCTCGGCGTCAGGGTTGATCGTAATCGCTTTGACCGTGATGCTGGCGGTGTCCGGCAGGACGACATCGGCCAGCGAGCGGACGAAGCGCTTCGTTGACATGCTGCCGAGGCCGTAGCGGCGGGTGCGGATTTTGCCCGCAACGACACCAACTTCGCTTCCGCTCGGCTCGTCATCCGTCCCATCGGCCTTCTCGTCGAGCAGGTAGAGCTTGCCGGTGCGGCGGACGTTGAAGGTGCGGCGGACGTTCTGGTAGGTGCCCACCACCAGCGCATCCACTCCGATGCCGTAGCGGTCGCGGGTTTCCCACTGGTCGTTCAGCGCGCTCCAGATGACCACCAAGTCATTGGTGTCGTCCGCAGAGTCCAGCGTGGGGACCGCGAGGATGTAGCGGTTGGAGTGCCAGATGCCAAAGGCCCGCTGGACTTTGCTCTGGTCGATGCGCTCAAAGAGGTCGGCCACCGGATCACTCAGCGGCTTGGTGTCGCCGCGCAACTTGAGATCAAGCTGGGTGTCCAAGCGGTAGACACCGGCATCCGAGAGGAAGAAAACATAGCGCCCCGCCGTCACAATGCTATTGCGGGCCGAGCAGCCGATCTCGTCCGTGACCAGCTCCAGCTTGGCCACCGCCGTATCAATGGCGAAGTCGCTGCCGTCTGTGCTCGGGAATTGCGCCAGCGTGGCCAGCCAGATGCTTTTACGGCAGAAGACTAGGGCGCTGCCCTCAACCCAAGGATGCACGGCAACGATATAATCTCCGCCACCGGCGCCGGTGCGGAAGCTCTGCCAATACGGATCGTAGAGGTCGGCATCCAAGTAGTCCGACAGCGCAACCTGGTCGCGGCCGTCCGGGATGATTAGGCGATTCTGGATGTAGCTGGCCCAGCCGACCGAGCGCATCTTCTTGTAGGTCGGCCCTTCGGCGGGCACACCGGCCGCAGCGCGGACGAAGCTGCCGGTGCCGGTCCAGTAGAGCGGCGGCTTGACGCGTCGAACGCGGATGTTGGCTACGGCGTGGGAGGCGGTGCCGGTCGGGACGGTGATCTCGAAAGAGTTGGTGTTGTTGTTCGTGGCCAATACGCGGAACTCATGGCCGTCGAAGGCTGGCGTGGTGCTGCCCTCAATGCGCACCGTGGCCCCATTAGGGTAGCCGTGGGCGTCCACGTTCACCGTGGCCGTCGTCCCGCTCACCGCGATGCCGGTGCTGTTGGTCAGCTTTTGGACATAGTTGCCGGCCAGCGCCGCCTCGCGGAGCACATAAAGCCGGTCGTAAGCCTGCACCACCGAGACCGTGTCGGTTGGCTCAATGGTCTCGTCCGGCGAGCTGGGATAGCCAACCGTGACCACCGTGTCGGTCGGCGAGGCATTGCGCCAGAGGTAGGCGCTGTCAGGTCCGGCCATCACGATGTATTCGTTGGCGTTTTCGTAGTTGCGGGAAGCAAAGACGCCCGCCGCGAAGATGCCGCCGCTGTAGGTCGTCTTGACCAGCGGTCCCTTGTTGGCGATCAGCGCGCCGGTGGCGTTGGCCGTCGGCGTGCCGGTCATGGTGTATTGGAAGGTGGTGCCGCTCGGCGAGCTGATGACGAAGTCGCCGTTGTATTTGCCGGCGTCCACTCCGGTGGCGCCACGGATGTTGACCGTAGGCGTGCCGGTGTAGCCATGCGCGGCGGCCGTGGTTACGGTCGCGGTGGCGTCGCTGAAGGTGATCGTGCTGATGGCCTTGTCCGCCGCCAAGTCGAAGGACAGCGTCATCGGCTCGTCCGCCGTTGAGATGGCATCGGCCAGCCGCTTGGCGCCCTTGCGGGTCGTCGCCACGCCACGGTCCAACCGCATATTCACGCTGTCCTGCAACATGCCAGCCGGCAGCGTCACAGGATTCAAGCGGCTGGCGAAGCCGATGAAGCCGGCATCGCCATCGCGTAGGACTGGACTTTCGAGTGCCATTACTTGCTGGTTAAAACGTAAGAAAGAGTCTTCGCGTTGTTCCGCTTCATCTCCGACTCAACGAGCGTAATGAAGGCCGGCCATTGGGCGGGCGGCAGGACAGAACATCCTTCGCTGCCTGGCCCTCTGGTGGCGGGGCCGCCTCGATGCACGTTGATCCCATACCATCCGGTTTCTTCCTTGTCTTCGCGGACAACGGTGACCGGAGCTGCTTGGACCAAAGCGCGGTAAGGGTTGCCGCGCCGAAGGCCATGAAGTCCGAGTTTGTATTTCCAGACTCCGGGCTTGAGGACGGCATAGGGCTTGTTGATCTTGGGGTTCTTCCCGTAGCGGTCGGGATCGACCGAGGCATTGAAAGTGGCATGCACATCGCCGCCGCTGCTGATGAGGATGAGGGCATCGTCGTAGATGCCGCGCGAGTTGCCGGGCTTCTTGTCGAGCTTGCTGTAGTAGCCACGCACGCCGACCAGCACGACAGGATCGCTGACCTTGTGCTGCTTGAGCAGGGCAGCGGTCGCTTCCTTCTTTTGCTTGGGACGTGCGTTCGGGATCACTTGCTTGGGTTATCGACGATGCTAATTCCGGCTGGCCAATTCAGCGGCAGCAGCCTCCACGGTCACGGGGCCGACATATCCGTCGAGCTTGAGGTGTTGGCCGCGACCGTGCGTGTTGAGCAGGGCTTGGATCTGCTTGCCGTAGTCCTTGAGAATGTTCGCCGGCAGCTTGGTCACGGCGATGTCCAAGATGCCCCACACGATGCCGGCGACCACCACCTCGTTCACGCCCAAGGCGGCGATGTCGAGGCCGGTCTGGCGGGCGATGTAAGTAATCGCAGCAGCGGCGGCTCCAGTGACGAGCTTTTGCAGGATCGGCCCGCCGCGACTAAGCAGCAGGCGAACGAGTTGTTTTTCGATAAAGGTTTTCATTCGGTTGGCTTTCTCCATTCTTTGAAATCGCTGATCAGCTCGCCCACGTTCGGGACGTATGTGATCATCACCTTGATGCTTCCCCAGTCGCCTGCCTGCGTCTTCTCGCCGTCCACCGGCGGAAGAGGGATGGTCACGCAGCCACCAGCAACGAGTGCGATGGCCAGCATGAAGGCGAACAGGGGACGGCACCGCATTAGAGTCGGGCGTTGTTGTCCTTGGCGTTGATCAAGCCCCAGCCGGCAAGCACCGAGGCCACGATCAGGCCGAGGTCCGGCAGGCTGTCAGTGGCAAGGTATTCCTTCGTTCCCGTTGCCAAGGCGATGAGGATGGTCAGGGCGCCGATTACGTTTGTTTTCCAGTTTCTCATTTGTTTGCTTTCTGTTTTCTCCGTAGGTCGTGGAGGACCGAAATTAATGTGACCACACCGACCGCGAGGCCAATGATAAGGCCGGCCACGCGCAGGTAGACTTCGAGCTGGCTGACCAGGCTGACGGCGGCGCTGCCGATGGAGGCGAAGGTGCCGAGGGCACCGCGCTCAACGGTCGAAAGGTGATTATGTAAAAGGCTCATTGCAGGTAATACGCTTCGCGGATTTCGCCACGGTGTCCGCGTTTTAGGTTAGCTTCCCACGCTTCCCAAAGAGCGTGGTCTTGGTCGGGCGAGGGTCCGGCGGTCAGCGGGATGGAGCCAAACTGCTTGTCGTAGCTCCACCGTTTGCCGCCATAAGAAAACACTGCATAGGCATGCCCGCGCGTCCGGTCGGCCTCGCGCCAGTAGACGACCAGCACTTTGGCTGGGACGCCCTGCTTCTGCATCACTTCCCTGGCCGCAATGGCCGCTGGCAGGCAGTCGTTGACCTGCTGCTCGGCTGTCAGGCAGGCGGGCAGCAGGAGCGTTGACAATATAATCGCAATGTGGCCTAATGCTGGCATGAAAATCATCGACACCGATTTCGGCTCATTCACGCTCAGTGACGACTTTGATGAGTGGCTCGACAAGCTGGACCCCAACTGGCGCAAGGTGACCCAAGACGCAGACGGACGCATCCGATACAGTCCGGTCGTCACCAAGCTGGGCCATGAGATTGTCGATGTTGTGGAGCGCATATTCAGTCCGGCATTAGGTCGTTAGCTGTTCGAGCAGCGTGTTGGTGAGGCGCTTGGGCCAGTAGGCGATCTTGCGGATGTGGCCGTTGAGTCGGCTTGCCGTTGTAGTTGCATGACCCGCCCGCAGGTGCGTAACAGAAGGCAGGGCAGCATTAGTGTCTGGAGACGACAGTGATCCGTTTTTCGCTGCAATAATGTCGTTTGTTGCGTAAGCCATCGCCAGTCGCACTGGCGTGTTGACGGGAACCGCAGTTGAGCCTACTTCCAATGGCGCGACATTAGTCCCGCTAACCACTGTTGAACTGCCGCCGGTTCCGTTTGTCTGACGGTTGCTGATTAAATGGCGGTTGTCCGTTGTATTGTCGTCAATCTGCAGCGACACTCGGTTGCCTATATTTGTGTCCGATGCCGCGCCTGCGTAGCTGACCTCCGCAACCAAAGTCCCCTCCGAAGCATTATAAAACGAAGAGATCGGCGTGACGACCGCCGAGTCCGCTGCGCGGGTGGCGGCGGCGGATGTCGTCGGAATGTAGCTGGTGGGGAAGGCGCCTTGCTCAAGCTGCGGGGCGGCGATGCGGAGGGTTAGGTCGATGGGGTCGCCGGAGGCGTAACTAAAGATGATGAACGTCCAAGCCCTTTCGACAGCGGCATCGGCCATCGTGTGAGCAGCCGAAACTCTGTGTTGTCTTAAGGGCGACGAGGTTGGAGCGATATTCGTTGTTGTTCTCTGAGCTGGAGATAAGGCCGCTCCGGCGGCATCTCTTCCGTCTGTTCCGATACGGAAACCGCCCACGTTCGTTAGTGAGCCAGCTTGCAATTTGCAATACGCGGACCCCGTCCACGTTTGGCCATTCGCGGCAACAACCTGTGACGATGAATCAAATGCGATTGTTACCGATGCTGTTGCGGATGGCGTCCCGCTATATTGAATCTCCAAATAAGACAGCCCGTCCTCGGTCCCGCCTCCAACAATCGTTCGGGTTACGTTGTTTGTGGTGCCGGTTGCCGTCCAATTCGTTGGCAGGGTTCCCGCAGATACGCCACCAGCCTGCGAGTTCCGAATGCTATTGGTCCTGGCCTCCTCGATGAGAAGCCCGCGTGACGCTCCGGTCGCCGGGTCGTGGTCAAAGCGCGGCGTGTCGCTGCTGGCCGTTTGCAGCGTGCCGCTCGCGTCAAAGTAGGTGGCGTTGCTGGCCCGCGTAAACGCAATCGCCGGCCCGGTCCCGTTGTTCAGCGTCTTCTCCCCGGCAAAGTCGCGGCTGAAGGTCGGGCGCACGATGGCGGCGCCGGACCCAGCAGAGAGCGTCAATGTCGGGGCGAGGACCATTAGGCGGTGTAGGCGATGATCCGGCCGCTGTGCAGGTCGATGGCGCTGAACTTGCCGAAGAGCACGGTGCCCGCCGGAATGACGGGGGCGCTGGCTTCGGTGGCGTTGGCGATGTCTGCCAGGTTGCCGGTCAGCGTGACAAACTTAGCGTCGGCCAAGACTTGGATGGCGAGCCAGTCGCCGGTGCGGGCCGTGGTGTCGGCGATGTAGTTGCCGCCGCTGAGGCCGTTAGTGATTTTGTTGTTAGGGAATCCCATATGTTTTAGTAGTTGATTAGTATTGGTTGACGCGGGCCGTCCACATGCTGGGTTGGCCCTGTTGGAAATAGTATTTGTCCCTTTGCGAGATCAGCTCGGACTCGGCGAGTTGTTCCATGGCGAGTGCCTTGTCGAGCTGGCCGTCCTCGGTTTGCAGATCGGAGGTGAGCAGGTAGCCGACTGCTTTTGCGATGACGGCGGGCACAGTCGCCGAGAGGTTGCTGACGCTGTATTCGGTCGGGCGGATGCGGTAGCGGACCCACACACTGGTCGGCAAGTCGCTGTCTTCGGGGAATCTGATGTTGTCTCCGAGCAGCGTGTAGCCGATCTCTCTCGGGTAGACGTTAGTTGCCGGATTGTCCCTCATGACAGAAAAGACCTCGCCCATGGCGGTCTGGCCGCTCTGCTCGTAGGGGATGAAGTAGCCGGTCGTGTCGTTGCCTTCGACGGTGCGGCTTTCAACGCGCATAAGCTCCGGCCAATCGGCCCACTCCCAGCAGTCGGCGATGCGTTCGTTGGCGGCGGCAACGAGCATGGTGCGGGCGCCGGATGGAATATTTGCCACATCGCTGGCGTCATTGCCGACACGTTGCCAGGCGCGGAGCAATATAGACTGTAGGGTGACAGTCCTCATTATTCAGCAGCGGGTGCTTCCTCCGTGAGCTGCTTCTCGATGCTCGTTGCCAGCGGCAGGATCTGCGCGGCGGCATTCAGCCCGCCCTGCTTGCACGCGAGGTCGAGGCACTGCATGACGAGCTTGGCCTCGGCCTCGGTGAGTGTGACTTGCTTACTCATTGACTGCTTCCTCCTCCTGCGCGGCGAGGTAAGCCTGTGTCGCGGGAATCGCGGCCAACACTGCGGCAAACGCTGCGGCGAGTTCGGGCACCGCCGCCATGATTTCGGGCGTCAGCGGTGCGGTCATCTTTTGGACGAGGCTACCGTTGGCGAGTTCGCCGTCTGCGGTTGCAGGGAGCAACTCAACGGTTATTGATCCGCTGTCTGCGGTCGGCTGGATGGCGGACAGACTGTAAACGTGCAGGCGGTCGTAGACCTTGGCGGCTACGGCGGGTGTTTCGATGGGATTAGGGTTGGTTAGCATAAGATTAGGTAGCGATGAGGCCCAATGTGCGGAGGCGGGCGAGCAGATCGTTGAGGCGGGCTTGCGTGCTGGCGGCGTCCGTTGCATCGGCCACGGCGGAAGGTTGCACGGCGGGCGTTGCGTTGAAGAAGCCGATCTTCTGCGTGGTGCTGGTGCCGATCTTGGTGCCAGTGGTGGTGTCGGTGACGATGTTGCGGGTAGATGCCGTGAGGTCACCGTTCAGCGTCAAGCCAGCGCACTCCAACGGCGCAAACGCCGTATCATCTGCCAGCCGCACTTGCAGCGCAGTCGAGGAGCGTTTGAGGGCGGGGAAAAGGCTGGTTGTGCCGCCGAACATGACGCGGCTGGATTGAACGCGCAAAATAGGATCGCCGCCGTTGTCGAGAGTGACGGCCGTTGAACCGCGAATTGTGACACTTCCACTTGTTAGCGTTGAATTGCTTGCAGGAACGTCTACGAAAAGGCCATGACTGGCGAGTGCTCCCGTGGTTGATCCGATTCCAACTTGACCGCTGTCTGTGATGTAAATTCTGCGGTTGCCATTCACACTTAACTCCAGCGCCCTCGCCGTGCCGCCGCCGCTGCCCTTCTCCGTTCCGATCCGAAACGCGTTACTCGACCAGCGCATGAAGCCGCGCTCGTAGTTGGTCGCGGAGGTGTGGGTGTTGTAGATCCGAAAATCACCTGCCGCCGCTCCTGCGTTGATTAGCTCCGCTGCGCCTGTGCCGTTGAGGGTGAGCGAGGTGTTGGCCGCAAGCGTGGTGAAGGTGCCTGCGGCTGGCGTGGTTGTGCCGATGGCTGGCGGGGCGGCGAAGTCGGAGGTCAGCGCGATGGTGCCGGAGGCGTTGGGCACGGTCAGCGTGCGGGTGGTGCCAGCAGTTATGCCCGACAAGCTAAACGCGAGGCGATTTGTGGAATTGCCCGAGGCCGCTTCGGTGACTTGAAAAGCCGACGAGGCGAACGTGGGGCCGAGGCCCGCGTGCCCGTGGCTTTCGACCGTGCCGACCGTCCACGCACCGGAGGTGTAAATAAAAGTGCGCTGCTCGTTCAGGCCCATTGATGTGCTGACCGTGAAATCAAACTGGCCAGTGCGGACGCTGAGGGTTCCGGAGGTTAGGCCGACGCACGCCACTTCCAGCCGGTCGCCTTCGGCGTTGCCGGTATTGGGTAAGTAGATGACGGCACCGCTGCCAATGTTGGTGCTGTTAACCCGCACCCGCTGGTTGCGGGCGGCAGTGAGTTGCTGGTCACTGCTGACGGTGATGCTGGTGACGGATTGGAGGAAGCCCAGCGTTCCGGAGGCGGACGGCGCGGTGAGCGTGACCGTGCTGGCCGTGGGCACGTTGGCGCCGACATTGAACTTAAGATTTTTCGTCGCGTCCGTATCGTCATAAACGAGAAACTCGCTGTCGTTCATCACCGAGGGCAGCGTGCCGACGAACTGGTAGTCGGTGTCGCGGGAGGCGCCGACCGTGCTGACACGAATGTAGATGCCGGCCTGCTTGTAGGTGCTAAACGGCCAAGTGCCGGAATTGTTTTTCACCAGCCAGCGACTATTGAGCGCGGCGGCGCTGTCCAGCGGGAGGTCGGCGTAGGCGTCTACCTGTCCGGCGAACGGCGCAGCATCGCCTCCTCCGGTGAGGTCGAAGTTGCCGGTAAAAGGATTGAATCCGAAGGCCATTAGGAGCGGGTCACGGTGGCAATCTTGGCGTCATTCGCTGTCGGCGTGCCGCCAACGTAGGTGAATGTGAGCGTGGCGACTGTCTGGCTGCCTTCTTTGTAGACCACGGTGGAGAGGTTGTTGGTCGTTGAGACGTAATTCAGCTCGACGGCGTTATGCTGGGGAATATTTAGACCGGCGATGTTTCTGACTGAGACGTTGGGATGCATGGGCTAAACTCTCTAATTTCGCAATAATCAGGCGGTGGCCATGGGACTGGCGGTCATGCCGAGCTGCTGGTCTTGGGCCATCTTTTGCAGCGCGGGCTGGGCGCCGGTGCGGCCGATGACGGCGTTTTGCTGCTGTTGCAACTGGAACTGGAAGGCTTGTGCTCTCGCGTCGATCATGCTGCGGAAGATTTCGTCTTGCTGGTAACGCTGCTGGACGGCGGGGTTGGACTGAATGATTTG